GGGTGATGTAGTGGCCGGCGACGCATGGAATCCAGCAAACGATGTAATCTGCGAGGCCCTGGATGCCTTGCCGGCGAAGATCGAACTGTGTATGCCCGGCGGGTTCTGCCTGAACCACGTCTGGCAGGGCATCAACCAGATTCCCCACGGGGCCGACTTGCCGTTGCAGTTCTTCAGCCAGATCGGGCCCGCCATGGCGGCGCTACAGCCGGCGTTCACGATCATAGATACGGTGATTGCGCTGTTCAAGTGCCTGCAAGCGATCCCGGACGCGATCACGTCACTGAACCCGCAGAAGATTTTCGACTGTATGCCGGATCTGGTAGAGCAGATCAACGCACTGCTATCGATGATTCCTCAGCTCAGCGTGCCGCGCATGGTGCGACAGGCCATATTGGCGGTGGCCCAACTGCTCGAGGGCGTGGCCACGGACATCGATTTTCTGGTGTCGCAGGCCAACAAGGTGCTCGCTGTAATCGACAAGGCGGCCGACCTGAACGATGTCACACTGAACGGATTTGCCATGTGTCGGCAAAACACGATCAGCGACGCCACGTCGGCCACCATGGAGGCCCTGGAGGGCATCGGACGGATCATCCTCTTGATCAATATCATGCTGGGCTTGCTCGGCGGGCAGGTTGAGGTGCCGTGCTTTTAGGACATCTTGGACCCGTCTGATCTTGGGGCGCTGGCCGACATCTTGCTCGGGCTGGCGGCATTCCTGCGAGAGATTGCGGCGCTGATTCCGGATCCGCAGTACGCGATCACGTTGGCGCTTGGGGAGACGAGGTGCTAAATGCTTGGTGAAAAACGATTCGGCACAGGGCTCACATGGCCGGTCCAGCGCAGCGGCCAGGGCAGCTACGTAGAGGCCAGCGGGTTGGATCTCTTGGATAGCGACATCCGACTGCTGATCGGCATTCAGCAGGGCGAACTACGCTGGGATCCCAATAGGGGCACACGGCTACGGCGCATCCAGCATCGACGGCTACGGCGGGACATGCTGGACGCGATTGCCACCAACGAGATCGCCGGGGCGATTCGGCGTAGCGAGCCGCGGGCGCGCCCGGGGTCCGCGAGCGGAGAGCAGGTCGATGACAAGCTCAAACTCTATGCAGAATACATCCCGCTGGGGTATGATCGTGGTGGGCAGGGGACTTCAACAGCAGCGACAGAGATAGGTTAACCCATGAGCATCCTGCCTGATAATTACGACTATACTGCAAAGGATTTTGATTCCTGGGACGCGCGGCTGAAGTCTCTTGTGCTGTCGGTGATGCCCGAATACCCAGTGGACGCCGGAGGCAACCCTGGCAACCTATTCCGCGAATTATTCGCCTATACCCTAGATGTGGTGAATTACTACCAGGACAACCAAGCCAGAGAGACATTCTGGCAAACTCTGCGCCAGCGCAAGTCGGCATTACGCAAGGCGAAGTTTCTCGACTACGAACTCAGCGGGGCATCCGCGGCCACGGCAGACCTGACGCTGACCATCGCCAACGGCCCACTGGCCGGCAACACCACGATCCCCGCGGGCACCGTGGTGCGCACCTCGCATGTCACGGCGCCCATCCGGGGTGAGCTACAGGCGGACGTGGTGATCACGGCCGGCAATACCACCGGCACGGGCTCGTGGGAACACAGCGAGACCAAGGGTGCCACGTTCACCTCGACTGGGCTGGCCAACCAGGAGCACCGGCTCGAAGAGACGCCGTATCTGGACGACTCAGCCACGATTACCACGGCGGCCGGTACCTGGACCGAGGTGGACAACTTCCTCAGCAGCACGGGCAGCGACAGGCACTACACGATTGAGGTCGACCACAACGACCGGGCCACGATCAAGTTTGGCGACGGCCAGACAGGTGCCGTGCCCAGCGGGACCATCACGGTGGTCTACAAGGTGGGTGGTGGCATCGAGGGCAACGATGTGACCCTGGATGTCATCGAGGGGACGTTTGCCGACCACCTGGGCAACCCTGCCACCATGACCTCAGCCAACGCCACGTCGGCCAGCGGGGGCGTCTCTCGCGAGACTGTGGGTGAGGCCAGGACCGCGGCCCCAAACTCACTGCGCACGCTGACGCGGTGTGTGACCCGCGAGGATTTCGAAATCAAGGCGCTCGACGTGGCCGGGGTGGCCAGGGCGCTCATGGTGACATCCAACGAAGTCAGCATCGCGGAGAACACAGGCATTCTGTACATAGTACCCGATGGGGGCGGCACGGCCAGCTCGGCGTTATTGGCGTCGGTGGAGACACAGGTGACAACGACGTTTCCACCTACGGTCACGTTCCAGTTGAGCGTACAGACGGCCAGTTATCTGACCGTGGATGTTGTGGCGTACATCTGGATCCGGCAGGGCTACACGGCCAGCGCGGTCAAGACGGCGGTCGAGACAGCCCTGGCGGAATTCTTCGAGGCGAAAATCTCGCGAGAGCGTACCATCGACGGCACCATATACGAGGTCGGCGAGGCCAACCCGTATGTCGATTTTGGCTGGAACTACAAGGACGCAGACGGCGAACCCGCTGGCGAGATCGCCTGGTCGGACGTGCAGAACGCCGTGCGCGACGTCGCCGGGGTGCGCAAGGTCGGGGCAGGCGAGACGGAATTCACCCTGAACGGGCAGCGTGATGATGTGTCGATTGCGAACCATCTCTTCCCGGTGCTTGGCACGGTGACGCTCTACAACGGAAGTACGAACACGCAGATTTAGCGATGACGATACCTGTCTACAGCGACCCAATGATCAACGGCTCTTTCGAGAGCAGCGAGATCTACGGCGATGACATCATGTTCGTATCCAGTGGCTCGGTCACGGATACCGCGGCGTATCCTATTGTGGCCATTGGACCGCTGGAGCTGACAGTCAAAGTGGACGGGCACGATGTGCAGTCGGTGATCTTTGCCGGGCCGGAAACCACGGCGGCAGACATCGCGGCATTTCTGGCAGCCACGGTGGACGGGGCCACGGCATACGTCAGCGGTGGACAGGTGGTTTTGGAATCGCTCACCACGGGGCCATCGTCATCTATCGAGGTCACAGGGGGCGCGGCTAACGCCGTGCTTGGATTCCCGACCACGGCCGCATATGGACAGGATAGCTCGTTCGAGGGTGACGGCACGGACTTATGGACGCCAGGGGCGGCAACGGCTTTGTCCTTGGTGCCAGGCAAGCGCACCGGAGGCACCGGAGAGCAGGTGTTGCGCGTGGAGCGCACCGGCGTGGGGAACGTGCGAGCCTCGCAAACGATTACCGGTCTAGTGGTCGGCGAGCATTTTCGGCTTATCGGCTGGGCGCGCAGCGATGGGCAAATGCAGCCACGCGTGTGGAACGATGGCACGATGTGGACCGGGACCACATCAACCGACTGGCAGGAATTCGACATTACATTTCTCAGCCTGGATACAGAGATCCGGTTCTATACCACCGAGGCCGCGCTGGGATATTTCGAGCTGGACGATTTGCAGCTCTATCAATTGGTGGCCACCCATGGCGGTGCCGAGGCATGGCAATGGGTATCGTCACAATCGCTTGGTGGCTGGGCGGAATTCAATTCTGTCGGGGCCAAGGCCGGAGATTACGACAATAGCGGCGCGTTCCACCTTGTGGATGTCCATCGCCAGGGCGTAGAGCTGTTCCCTGCGGACAATGACGACAACCATCTATGGAAGGACGCGCTGTCCGAGTGGACGCAAAACCTGGCAGAATTCAACGCAGCTTCGCCATCGTATTATGGGACCATGGAGGGCTTCGAGATCTGGGATGGTGCGAACTGGCAGGACGCCTGGACGTACACGGCCCCCGTGGACGAGCTGCCGACGCCTACCGGCTTCGCGGGTTGGTACAATACCACCCACGCCAGCCCGGACGCCTCGCTGGCCGTGGAGAACTTCGAGGAAGACTGGGACAACTACCCGTACGGAACCAGCTACGGCTGGGCGCCCGGGACCGCCTACGATGGCGTGCTGTACGGCGCCGCGCTGACCTTCCCGTTGACGATCCAGGGCGGACGAAATACTCTCGACCTATTTTTGCAAGACGTCGGCGGCAGCACGCAGAACCTGTACCGGCTCGCTGTGACCGCTGGAACATATGCCTCAGCGGCAGCCCTGGCGGCTGAACTCAACACCAAGCTCGGCACGGCTATGGGCGGGCCTGCGACGCCGTGGGAATTTGGCACCTGGACAGTAGGCACCGACACCGGGATCACGTTTGGCTGGGATGTCTCGACAGACGTGGCGGATGATTTCCTGGCGTGGTTCGGTGTCGTCGAGGGCGATGAGTGGGAAGATGTGCGCGGGGATATTGGCCTGCGGTCCTTCGACACCCGGGGTGGTTACAACGAGGTGCGGTATCCGGTCTCGTTGCTCAGCGCTACGCCTAGTGGGCTCACGGCTACCGATATCATCCTGGCGGATGCGTGGTCGTTCGTGATGTTCGACACCGTAGTGGATGGCGTGGCAGGTACGCTGATGCCGCTGGTGTACAACCAGGCGGTTGCGCAATTCGACGTAGCGGCTCCGACGGCTTGGGAGCAATTCCTGGTCCTGTATTGGGCCGGGGCAGCATGGCAGGCAGCGCTCGGCGCGGTGGCGGCGGCGACATTCGACGCCGGGGAGCCCGAGCAGGACACGATAGAACAGTTCATCGGCGGCGCCCCGGACGGCGCGGATCGATGGCCAGACGAAAAGATCACGTGGAGTTAGACAATGGGCCAATCAGATTGGGGAGATGTATCGAGCGGGCTGACGACGGCTGCGGTAGCCAGGGGCGTCACAGCGGCCATCACGCCGCCCAACGGCGGGGGGTCATTCACATATGGGATGCACAGCCTCGACGGCACCAGCATAGGTGCAGTGGCCAAGTACGTGGGTCTGGCGAACTTCACACCGACCGGATCTGGTCCTGCGACGGCCGATGGTGGCGGGTCGATTCGCGGGGCGGTGAAACGTCTCGCGAGCAGCGGCAACACGGGCTTTTCGCCCTATCTGTTTTTCGCCGCGCAGGGCTCGCCGCCCGACGTCGATGACATGGCGTACATGATCGGACTCAGCGATGCCGACCCGTACAAGATTGTAGTGGCCAAGGCGCCGCTGATTTCTGGTCTCAACGCCACCGAGGACGATGTGACTATCCTGGCGTCGAGTTCAGCCGAGTACGATATTGCCGATGATCTCTGGCATCACCTGCGACTGGACGTGCTGGTAGAACCCAACGGAGACGTGCTGCTCAGGGCGAAGTCGAGCGATCTGTCCGGGCATCCCTTGACGTTGCCGGACTGGGTGGCCATCGCCGGGATCAGCGACTACATCGATGACCGGCTGCGCATCAATACGGGATCGGCACCGCTGCTCGGGGGATACTGCGGTTATGGATTCGCCATCGCCGAGGCGCTGAATAGGCGCGCGGCATTCGACGGCATAGAGGCATACAGGGCCACCTAAAATATGGGCACGTGGTTCGACAGACAGGGGGGGGCGCAACAGGGGCGAGTCTCACCGAGCGGTGTTACGGCGGCCGATGGCTCGCGTGTCTTTGTCCTGGGGACCGACGGGGACACCGAGCTGGCCGTTCTGAGCGACGGGGACTACACCGAAGTGAGCCAGCTTGTCGACCTGACGGATGTGGATGTCGTCATGGCCACCATGGACACCGTGGGGGTCGCCATGGGC